AGGAATTCCTCAAGAAGATATTAGAAGAGATATTAAGGTAGTTATGCCTAGTCTCGATCTATTTGGAGAAACAAAATAATGGCTAAAAAACCAATAGTACAGGGCGGAGTAGAAAACTATCTAGGTAAACAACCACAAGTTGTTGCACCTAGAAAATGGCAATCTAGTCCTGACGCACCACCGACAGAACTCGCATACATTACAAAAGCAGAAAAAGATTTAATACTTAAAAAAGATATACACGGATCATTAGACAAAGGTCCTAACATGGGTCCATCTGGAATTATGTCACTAGATAGTTTTGGTGATGTAGGAGGTGGAGGAGCTGCTGGTGGAGATACAGATGCTGGTGGCGGATATGATACAGGACCTGGAGGCGGAGGTTTTACCGGCCAAGGACCGGGTGAAAGTAGACAGGATTTTGCAAATAGAGTAGATGCACAAATAGCTTCGTTACAAAGAGCTGAAAGAGCACAAGCTGAAGAACTCGGTGAAAAAGAAAGAAGAAACATAGCTCTTGCAACATACGGACCTTTACAAAAATTTACAGGCAGAAGTAGTTTGTTTGGTGGGGCAAATAGACTTGGGTATACAAACGTCAGACCTGATGGATCACTTCAACCAGGTTTTGGTGGTAGAATACTTGGTGGTCTTGCAAGTTTAATAACAGGTATACCTTTTGTTGGTAGTCTTATTGGAAGTGCAATTGACAAAGGTAAAGGGATATTTGGTGCTAAAAATTATTTTGACGATATGGATGAAGAAGAAAAAGCAAGAATAGAAAATTTACAAATGATCGATGGACAATTAGTAGATACACGAGGCTTAGATTTTGATCCAAATGCTAAAATATCTGACACTAGCTTTACATTAAATGATCCAAGCGCTATTGTGCCTGGTGGTATACTTGATAATGTAGACATAATAGATACGCAAGAAAACAAAGGCTTTGGCCCAATGCCATAAGCTATTGATTATAGGAAAAAAAGGCGATAAAAAGGACAAACTATGACAATTTCAAGAATGAATATGGAAAGACAACTTCGTAATATGGGTGGAATCATGGGGCTAGAAGAGCCAAGACAAGGTTATTTTCTAGGTAAGATTGTAAAGAAAGCTAAACGTGCTGTAAAGAAAGTTGTTAAATCACCACTAGGTAAAGCTGCATTATTAGGAGCTGTAGGTTTTGGTATACCAGGTACACAATTTGGTGGTTTGTTAGGTAGAGCAAGTTTTGGTGGCGCTGCAAAAGGTTTATTTGGAAATACTGGTGGCATAGGAGCATTGTTAGGACGAGGTGGTAAATTTAGTACACTTGGAAATTTATTTAGAGTTGGTGGAGAAGCAAGTGCCAATGTTAGTATACCTAGAGTATTAGCTGGACTTGGTATTGGTGGTGCAATCGCTGCACCATTCTTAATGGGTGATGAGGAAGAAATAGACCCAGGTGTAGATGTTACAGGGGTACAGCCTATGGTAGCTGACATTAGACAACAAGCTAAAGATTTTTATAGAAATCCTGCTTCTCGTGCAGATTCTGGTTTATTCTTTATGCCACGACAAGAATTTATAAGACCTTTTGCAGGTGGTGGACTAGCTGACATACCAAGAGAAGGATATGAAAATGGTAAAACTGTTATGAAAGATTTATCAAAGGATGCTAATTACAAAGGTTGGCTTAAACTATATGAAAAAAATCCTGAAGCAGCTATGATGAATGAGAACGCTCAAGAATATTTAAGATTTTATAATAGCAAAGCAGAGGGTGGTATTATGGATCTAGGTGGTATGGAAAAAGATTACAGAGAAGGTGGCTTTGTGCCGATAGGAGCTGAGGAAAGAGCGGACGATGTGCCTGCTAGACTTAGCAAGAATGAATTTGTATTTACAGCAGACGCTGTAAGAAATGCAGGTGGAGGCGACATAGACAAAGGCGCTGAAGTCATGCAAAATATGATGGACAACTTAGA